CAGTTCAAATCAGAGCTCGTCGGTGGCGGTGCACGTCCTACCCTGTTCCAATGTCAAATCACTAACCCAATTGCTCCAGAAGCTGACATCAAAACTCCGTTTATGATCCGTTCAGCAGGTATCCCAGAATCAATTCTGGGGCAATTTACGGTACCTTACTTTGGTCGTCAGATCAAGTATGCCGGTGATAGAACATTTCAGGATTGGACCGTGCAGGTAATCAACGATGAAGACTTTGCAGTACGCAATGCAATGGAAGCTTGGTCAAACGCGATCAACTCACATGACTCTAATACTAGAGCATTGCCACAAGACTACAAATCAACTGGACAAATTACTCAGTTCAGTAAAGATGGTTCAATTCTTAGAACATATATCTTTGAAGGTATGTATCCAGTCGGTATCGACGGTATCCAAATGGATTGGGCACAGTCTGATACAATCGAAGAATTTGGAGTTACATTCCAATATGACTTATGGCGTGTTGAGGGTAATACCGGCATTCCAACTACTTAAATAATGAGAAAGTGAATAAATGAAGATTTTTGGTTTTGACATTAAACGAGACACAGATGACGGGGAGGGCTTTCAGCCTTCCTCTTTTGCTGAACCTCAAAATGACGATGGAGCTATCACCGTTGGTAACGCAATGGGTGGCTTCTATAGTACACTCTTGGATATGGAAGGCACTGCTAAAACTGAATCGGAATTGGTAACAAAATACCGAGGATTAGCACACCAACCAGAAATTGCACAAGCTGTTGACGAAGTAATCAATGAAGCGATTAGTGTAGATACAGATGATAAGGTTGTTGAAGTTCTTTTGGACGATACAGACTTACCAGACAAAGTTAAGAAAATAGTTATAGAAGAGTTTGATGGCATCTTGTCATTAATGGATTTTTCTACAACAGCTTACGAAACGTTCCAAAAATTCTATGTTGATGGTCGATTAAACTATCACGTTATTATTGATCCGGAAAATATCCCTGAAGGGATTAAAGAATTACGATATGTAGATCCACGTAAATTAAAACTTATTCGTGAAGTTGATAAACGTGAAAAGGATCCACATTCAGGTATCCCAGTTAAAAAAGTTAAATCAGAATATTATATGTATTCTGAAACAGGATTTGGATCAAACAAATCAAGCTCTGCAGGCGGTGGTACTCAAGGATATAAAATTGCTAAGGACTCTATTGCTAGAGTTACTTCAGGCGTAATGAATGAAAACAATTCATTGGTCTTATCATATTTACATCCTTCAATAAAGCCACTCAACCAGTTAAGGATGTTGGAAGATGCAACAGTTATTTACACAATTACACGAGCTCCTGAAAGAAGAGTCTTCTATATTGATGTTGGCAACTTACCTAAATCGAAAGCTGAGCAGTATTTAAGAGACATGATGGTTCGCCATAAAAACAAGTTACAATATAACTCGTCAACCGGTGAAATTACAGATGCTCGTAAAATGATGACTATGACTGAAGACTTTTGGTTTCCTCGTCGTGGTGGTGAACGTTCAACTGAAGTTGATACGATGGCAGGCGGAAACGCAGCTGGATTAACAGACGATACTAATATGCAATACTTCCAACGTAAATTATACAAATCATTAAAGGTTCCGCTATCGCGTTTAGAACCAGAGACAATGTATTCGTTTGGTCGTGTTTCAGAAATTACTCGTGATGAATTAAAATTTAGTAAATTCATTAAAAGACTAAGAGCGCGTTTTACGTCTATCTTTACGTCACTACTTGAAAAGCAATTAGTACTTAAAGGTGTTTTAACGCCAGAAGAATTTGCTGAAATTAAAAACGCTATTCGTTACGATTTTGTTCAGGATAACTATTTCCAAGAGCTTAAAGAAGCTGAAATTACTCGTGAAAGACTCAGTACTCTACGTGAAGTTGAAGAACATGTTGGCACATACTATTCTAGAGAATGGGTATTGCGTAACGTTCTTCGTATGTCAGAGGAAGAAATGGGTGACATGAAGGATCAAATCGAAGCTGAAGCCAAAGAAAATCCGCCGGAAGAGGCAGAAGAATAAAATGAGAACAATAAATTCATATAAATATATACAAACAAAATTAGGAGTTAAGTGATGAAAACGTTTAAAAATATCCTTAGCGAAGTTGCTCAGCCGAAATCTTCGGAAGAAAAAGCTTTCAAAGATTTACATAACCAAAAACCTGGGCAGCACCCTGTAGCTCCAGACAATCAGTTTAGCGGTGATATTGGAAAACCAAAGGCTGTACGTAAAGCGGATAACACACCAGAAAAAGCTGATGCTGAATACGATACAGCTTATGGCGATAAACCAGACCAAGAGCCTGTATTACGTAAAGGCAGAAAGTTTAGCCAGTTTAGAGCAAACGAATCAAAAGAAATGTCAAATATGAAAGCATTAGACAAAGCTTCTGAAACAACTCCTGAAGGTAAGAAAAAAGTTTCTCTTGCTAAAGCTCCTTGGGAAAAAGATAAAAATGAAGATGTTAACGAAGGTATTATCGGAAACATGTTGAATAAGAGAAAAGCAGCTAAGCAATTGAATACTGCTCTAGACTATCATAACAAAAGAGAAGCTGAACATAAAGATGATGCTGAACATAAAGCTAAGATGCCAACCGGTGGCAAAGACAAATATTCTGCTTCAACAAAAAGATTTATCAAGCGTAAAGTTAAATTCTCGAATGATGAAGCTAAGCATCACGCAAAAGCTGCTGGACACTTGAACAACGCTTTAAAGGCTAACAAAGATGGCGATCACGCAGGCGTTAAATCTGCTATGAAAGCTTACCATAAGCACCATAAGATAAAAATGGGTGTTCATCATGACTTACCACACACTTCTGACAAAACTGGCACATATGGTGGCACATATAAAGAAGATCTTTCTGATAAGGTTTCTGACATTGCATTTGGTAAGTGGAACGAAGCTTTAAGTGGTGGACAAAAGAAACTTGACCATAACAAAAATGGTAAAATTGATGGACACGATTTTGCTATCATGCGTGCAAAAGGTAAAAAAAAGACTGAAGTAGCTGAAACTACTTCTTCTGCGATGAAACACGGCGTTACTCAAACAGGACCAGACGGTAAGACTCGTACGGTTTTCAAAAAGACTAGAACAGACCAAACAGACGATAGAGGTCAAGATATTATTCGGCGTGAAAGCTTTTCTGAAATGTTAGACGAAGCTGTTAAAGTGGGAAACATGAGATTAAAAAATGGCAAAAACGTAAAGGTATCTAAACAAGATGCTAAACTGTTAAATGACTTTTATAAAAATCTTAATGCAAAAAACCGCAGAGACATGTCAAAGGTAATGATGAAAGACGAAGCAGGGTTTAAAGAGATCGTAGGGTTTGCCCGAGAAGCGTTATAAATAAAAAATTAAAGGATCTAAGATATGAGACTAATAACAGAAGTTGTAGAAGAATGCAATGTTGCCGTAGAAATGAACGAAGAAACGGGTAAGAAAACTCATTTCATCGAAGGTATTTTTATGCAAGGCGATATTAAAAACCGCAACGGAAGAATTTATCCGTCGCAGATTTTAGAAAAAGAAATGGTCAGATATAATGCTGACTTTGTAGAAACAAAGCGAGCGCTAGGCGAATTGGGTCACCCAGACGGACCTACAATCAACGGCGATCGCGTGTCTCATCTTATTACAGAGATGAAACGAGAGGGATCAAACTTCACTGGTAAAGCCAAAATTCTTGGTACACCAATGGGTGAGATAGTCAAAACATTTATGGACGAGGGTGTTAAGATCGGTGTATCTACCCGCGGATTAGGTTCAGTTAAAGCAACGAGAGATGGTATTATGGAAGTACAAAATGACTTTCATCTAGCCACTGTCGACATCGTGACTGACCCATCTGGTCCAAATTGTTTTGTAAATGGTATTATGGAGAATGCTGAATACTATTACGATATAGCTTCAGGTAACTGGATTGCTCAGGAACCTATTGAACAAGTTATTGAAGAAATACAAGAAGTAGTAGAAAAGCAAATTAGACGTGTTGTCACTAAAATCGATGAAGGCACTGCGTCTGAATTATTCGAGCGTTTTGTGAACTCACTTAGAAAAAGTTGAAAAATAATATTATTATAAATAATACTCATATAATACAAGTATCCAAATAAAAGGAGTAGAACATATGTCAAATGACTTAGACGAAAAGTTCGTCGAAAAATCTGGCGGAACAGGTGTTCCTGCGGCAGAAGTTATGGATCCTGCGACACCAGCAGGCGGCGTACATAAGAAGAAAAAAGCTGACGTAAACAAAAAGGTTGATCCAACAGCCGATAAAGTTGCACCAGCACCAATGCAAGCGGAAGAATCAGAAGTAGACTCTGATGAAATCGTAGAAGAAGTAATTGAAGTAGCAGAGTCAATCGCGACTATTTTCGAAGGCATGGATTTGTCTGAAGAATTTACAGCTAAAGCAACTATGGTATTCGAAGCTGCGGTTAACGAAGCGGCAACAGCCAAGGCTGACGCTATCATCGTTGAGAAAACAGAAGTTCTAGAAACATCAATGCAAACTGCGCTTGATGAATCAGTTG